GAAACAAGATTGTCAACCTTTACATCATTAAAAATTCTGTTACAACCCCATGTAACAACATTATCAAGTTTTTCATTCACATTCCATTTCTGGCGTGACTTTCCGTTTCCGTAGACTATTACTTTCATGAATGTTTATGTTTCGGTGTATACCTTCTTGGTGAATAACCTTTCGGCCAAGTTGGTTGACGAGATGCAAGTTTCTTACATCTTTCTGCAAGTTCGTCATTCTTCTTTTGCAGTTCTGCACAATCATATTGCAACCCTTTGATTTGACCTCTAAGTTGATCTATGACTATTTTGTCTGGCATTTCCATACCATTACTCCATTGTTGTTAAATTTATAACTACCATCTTACACGAATCATGTGGATATGTCAAGAACTTTTTGTAATTTTCTATAAGTTTTTTTACATCAGGCCACATAATATCATCACTCATTTTCTTATCCCATTTGGAACTATAGTCAAAGATACCATCTAGTATCACCATAGTTTCTAGTGTTATTCTTTCGCCCAAATATGCTTGTAATAATACTGGATGATTACCAGTCTTACAATCAAAAATACTTTCAAAATTACATACATCAATTAAGTAATCTATGTCATTCTCAAACATAAATGTCATTGATTGTATTTTTTTCTTCCAAGCATTAAATGTTGAAGAGTTGTAGACAGATAGATCTCCAATCCATGTGTTACTGTTTTCTACAAAATGAGACACAAAAAATTGTAAGATAGTTTCTTTGTCAAACTTAGTACCAAGTTTTTTAAAAAAGTATCTGTCCTTTCTTTTTTCAAAGGACGACTCAGATGCCCTAGACTTTCCATTGAAAGTAAAGTAGTTGTAGTCGTCCTTCGTGAAATGTAATTTGATTGCTAGATAGGTTTTGTAAACCTCAAACCCAGTCACAATGGTAGTTTAGCCCTTGTAGTTCGTTTGATGCAGTTAAGTCTTTGTGCATCGGCACGAATTTTTTCTTTGAGTGGTTTAGAAATTAATTTGTTTACTGTTTCCAGTTCAATTTTATTCTCATCGCAATAACAAATAATTGCCTCGATGTAATTTAATTCACCTTTACAGTCGCGAACAATCTCCTCAATCTCTAATGAGAATTTAGAAGCGGTTAAGAATTTACCCTCAAGTAAATTCTCTAGTTCGTCCTTTTGTCTACTCATTAAATTCTTTCCAGTTACGGATGTACTGCATAAGTAATCTAATATACTTTTGCTTGTCGTACTCTTCATAGACTTTACATTCTCCATTTTCACATGACATAATAATAACAAGTTTTTTGACGGCGATGCCAGTCAGTTCGTATAACATACAGGCATAACCAGCTGCTTGTACGAAATAACTATCAATCCATTCTCTAGGTTTTGGTTCTTTAGAAGTCTTGAAATCAACTATGGCGAGCTCACCGTCGTACTCCGCGATGCAGTCAACAGTTCCTGCTACACCTAGTTGTTTACTATATAGGGACTTTTCTAGAGCGTGAATTTTACTCAGTTTGTTTAGTTCAGGTTTTGCAAACTTGAACATAAACTCTGCTAGTGGTTGTTTCTCTGGTAGAGGTTCGTTTAACAGATAGTGTTCAACTAGTGTGTGCATATCAGTTCCTCGACTGGCTGCACGAGTAGAAATTTTGTTTGCTTCTGCAGCACCGACTCTACGACGCCACTTTGCAATATCTTCTCTAGACTTAAAACCAGTGACTGTCGTGATCGATACTAATTTAGTAACATCATCATTTGGCAATCGATAGTATCTTTTGCCATCGATCTCCTCACGTTTAAGTTTTTTAGGTAGATCAATAGTTACATGTTCAAACATTAAAATCCTGATTCAATTTTTGCAACTAAGTAACTTCGGACTAAACCAGAACGAACAATGTCTTGAATGTTAAATTCAGTACAACCAAACTCTTTCATGTTTTGAATGATACTCATAAAATTTAGAATACCATTGCGTTCGTTAGTCTTTACAAGGTCAGACTGTACGGCATCACCAGAGAAAATGATTCTTGTATCTTGACCACACCTTGTAATTATACTATCAAGTTCATGAAAATTCAAGTTCTGCATTTCATCAACGATAACAATAGAATTATCGAGAGTAGTACCACGAATAAAACTTGTAGACCAGAACGATACAGTTTCTTGTTCCTTTAGTTTATCATACAGAATATCGAAGTCTGGATCAGATGGCATTTCAAACATGTATTGAACCATGTTCTTATAAGGAATCTGATACAAAGCAGCTTTGTCATCATGATCTCCTGGAAGGAATCCAATCTCTCTAGTAGCAACTAAAGAACGAACGATGTAGATCTTCTCGTATGGAGTACTATCATCTAAGACAGACTTAAGTGCTAGGTATAATGCAACAAATGTTTTACCTGTACCAGCACAACCAAAGAGACAAAGATTTTTACCCTGTTTCCAATCATCAAAAACTTTATCTTGAGCTGGAGTTAACGACTGGATATCAAGAAGTTGATCAGAATTGATTGGCTTCTTTCGCCGCATCACCTTTGCACTAGTATCAGCAAGAGACTTTTTCTTTCGTGTCATAATTTTAGTTAGACTTCAAATGTGGCATGTGGGTGATGGTTTTTGATGTTGGTTAAGACATCTTTAAATCCACCGTCAACTTTGTTTTTCCATTCGCCAACTTCTGCGACTCCTGCACATCCTGCAGACCAATCTTTGTCCCAATCAGGATTACCATCTTTCCAATCACAATATTGTTTCATGGACAGGTGAAGGGTTTGTTTTTCCCCAGTCACTTTGTTAATAACAGGATAAGTAGGCATAATTTCAAGTAGTGTAGTTTTATTTAGTCTAAAGGTCTGATAAACATTTTAGAAACCATATCAGTAGATTCAAGTTTATCTCTCATATATTCTACTGCAGCTTGTGGATCAGTGTGATCACCACATGTAAATGCATCACACACTGCCATACCCTTTTCCGGCCAAGTATGAATACTGATATGAGAATCTGCAAGCATAGCGATACCAGTAAGTCCTTGTGGATCAAACTTATGTACAGTCAAATCAAGAAGAGTTGACTTAGATTCTTTTGCAGCCATATATAAAAGTCCCCTCATATATTCTTTATCCTCCATAAGTTCTACATTACAACCCTTTAGAGTAAATAAAATATGTCTCATGTGTTATACCCAGTCTGGTTTTTTATTTGGTAGTCGTAAGTAGTTAGTTGCAACCCATGGTTTGGATGCAACATACATCTTATAAGCAGTGAAGATGTCAATGCTGGTGTCATATTTATACTCATCAGGTCCTGCAAAGACAAAGGGAGTATGACTGTCGTATTTTACATAAGGAATGATTTCGTCAGCAGCAAGGAGAGTCTTGAAACAAGTATGGATCTTTCCATACCGATTGAAATACTCTTCACATAATGCCATACCATGCTCAAGCAACCATCGAGAGTTTGCTACAGTCTCGTTTGCCCACTTGGTGCAGGGGTGATTACGGAATGCACCCTTCTCAGTAGCATAGGGTGTACCGTCTGCTTTGGGTAATGTACCATAACTATGACCCCACTTGTCTGAAGCGACTATAGCGAGCATCTGACAGGTCTCCAAGGGCATCTTTACGATGTGCTTGTCTGGTAAGACAGCAGCAGATTTCCATGGAGATTCATCAGTAACAAAGATGTTCATAATTCACCAATCAAGTGCTTCGGAAACAGTAGGTAAAACTTCTTTAAAAATATCGCGACATGCATGAGCGATGTCCATGTGTTCCTTCTGAGTACCGTGGGCGGATCTCAGATCTATGTAATGGATCCATGACCTGACACTGCCAGTCATGTAGATTCTAGTGGGTACAGCGAGAGGCAGCACGAAACGAGCACACTCCTTTGCAATACCTTCATCAAGCATCGTTTGATACAATGACATGGCATCTCTGAAGTGTTCCTGCATCAGGGTCTCATACTTCTGTTTGACAAACGGGTCAATATCATCAATAGAATTCTGACGATTCTTGGTGTCTTGACGCCGTAGTTCAGGTAGAGGGATCTTCTCCGCGAGTAAGGAAGAATCAGCATAACGTTGTGAAAATTCTTGATATGTAAAACTACGATGTCGCAGAATTTGAGCTGCAATACCACGAGTGGTCTCAATCTCAAGGGTTAAGAA